AAAACTCCATAGTGATAGTAGGAACAACAGAAGCAGAACCGTCAGCGTTTACCGTCTTAACATCGGTAAAGTTAGAGAATCCGTCTTTGTTATTAAATCCAAGCTCAAGCAGGTCATTACCAGCAGCAACCAAAGCGGCCTTAAGGGTCGTAGTTACAGTCAAGGTGGCAGCACCAGCAGTAACAGATACAAGACCTTCGAGTTCTGATTTGTCAGCAAGGTATACGGTCTTCAGTCCACCTGAAGCAATTGAGCCACAAGCGTAAGAAACTGCAAGACCAGTAAAATCAACAGCACATCCCATTTTATTATATTATTTAAGTGAGAGGGGGCTTTCGCCCCCCTCGGTTAATTATTAGGCGAAGTTCTTAGCGTAGACGATTTCCTCACCCTTCAGGTAAGAGAATCCAAGCTTGAACTGACCCCAGATTTTGTCGCTAGAAAGCTCTGATTCGTACTTCATATCGATAGCGCGAACGTCATTGTAGTTGTCAGTCAACATAACGATGTTCTCAGGAGCAGAGATGATGAATGAACCAGCAGCAAGTGAAGGGAAGTGGATAACCTCCATACCGTAGTAGGCAGGAATATTTCCTTCAACAACACCTTGAGCAGTCGTAGTGTACAAACCAGCGATAGCGATTTGGTAAGCTTGAACAGCAGCAGTTCCCATAAAGAAAGCAGGCTTCAACTGACGGTCAGCGTCACCGTAAACGGCAGACAACATATTAGCGCTCATAACTTGGTAAGCTCCTTCCATTTTGTCAAGGATGTTAGCAGAAGTCAAAGCAGCGTTCGTGTCGTAGTCAAGAACAGCAGTGTCGGCAGAAAGCTCGGTAGCAAGTGCGGTAGCGGCAAGCTCGAGAGCCTTTTGAGCAGAAAGCTTAGCGAAGTAATCGAAAACCCAATCTTTGAACTGAGCGTCCATAGTCTCTTCGTTGTGCTGACCTTGCTTAAGCAATACAGAACGGTAGGTAGCCTCAAGGACATCTTTACAGTTCAAGAAAGCCCACTTGTAGGTCTCAACCGTCATCTCCTTCTCATCGATAGAGGCAGAAGATTGTGGGTCGAATACACACAGGTCGTTACCAAAAGTCAAGCTAGCATCGAAGATGGGAACTTGTACTTTTGACTTAACACCGTCGATAAGACGGAAACGGTCCAACACTTTGGCGCTCTTTACCATCGTATCGATAAAGAGGTCGGGGGTGCGGTTGCCCCAATCTAAAGTTGCAACTGAAATTGCCATTTTATTTTGAAATTTTAATAATATACAAATTAGTAAAGACGCTTGCCAAAGAACTTGTCAATCATCTGGATTTTATCAGAGGTGATTCGTTCGAATTTAACCGTCTTATCAACAGGCTTAGCTTCCTCTTCTTGTCCCTCTTGTTCAGCAGACAATGCCAATTCAGCTTCTTCGACAGAGGCATCCTCTACCTCTTCTAGTTGTACTTCTACAACTGGCTCTTCAACTACTTCCTCAACAACCTCTTCAAGGACAACTTCCTCTTGAGCTTCTTCGGCGAGTTCTTCGGTTTGCTCTTCAGCTACTTCTTCAGCAACTTCTTCAGCAGTTTCTTCTGAAAGGGCTTCAGTAGCCTCTTCCGTTGCTTCAACGACCTCATTGAACTGCTCCTGAGATTCAGCCCAAAGCTCCATCAAAGCTTCAATTTGTGCGTTTTGAGCAGAGATAGTAGCCTCCATTTTCGCGAGGCGCTCTCCTAACTCAATAGCGAATTTGAAATCCATATCACTTTCGAATTTATGTTCTACCATATCAAAATTTTTCACCTCAATAGAAAATCCATTAAGGCCGCTAGCTTTAATCTCATCACGAATCTCTTCTGACTTGACATATGCTTTAGCAAATACAGTTCCGACTGGTAAATCGAAACCGTACATCTTACTCTTGTCTTCTTCTCCTTCCTTAACCCACATCTCAAGCATATAGACCTCATCGGTCTCGTATTGGTGTTGGATGTTGAACGAGTTGTGGAGACCTTTCTCTGCGTAGCCCATCATCATCTTCTCGATGGTGTCTACTGAGAACTGGACATAGTATCCACCGTTTTCTCCTTGACGGTAGATTGGTTTGTTTGGAATGATAACTGGCCCAACAACAACTCCCTTTTCGTTATCAACGAAGAACATATCTTTCTCTTCTGAGAAGTAGATAAAGTTTTCTTGGATTGCTGGGTTGGTAACCAACGAAATACGATACATACCAGCTTCGCCATTGTCTTTCATAACAATGTCGTACAGCGGTAACTCTTGGTTAATCGGCTTCATACTTCGTTAATATACAAGTTTACTTAAGCCCAACCATTTTAAGGAACTCATCGAGGCTAATATCTATGCCTTCAGATACCAAATTTTGGTACTCCTTCATAGCCGTCTTCATACGGTTCTTTGGGTCTTCAATAGAGCGAATAATGTTTACGATTCCCTCTACCATCTCGACATCATTGTCATCAATTGAGTCAATTGAGAAACGACCATTGCGGATGGATTCTGCTTTTCGGATAGCCCAGTTCACACCACTTGTTCCGCCCCAGATAAGCCAAGCGACATAACCTCGGTCTTTCCAAGGGGTAGCTGCGTACTTTGGGTCTACGTTGCTGTTCTGGCGATGACGATTAAATGCAGCCATACGAGCAATCGTTGAGTACGAAAGTGCCTCACGACTAGCGAGTTGATTGGCACGAGTCCAACCAATAGAGGTTCCTCCTTTTACTTCATCTCCGTATTTCTCACGCCAAGCAAGCGCACGCTTAGCGTTATTGGTTGCTGACTGTGGGTAGTCGTTATAAGTCTTTGCCATCTGATTAATCTACAAATATGACCTCAAATTTTCCGTAAACGTAACCATCATAAATCTTGGCATCCGTTAAAGAGTTTACGATGAAGTTCTCTCCAGTCTTAGTAAACACGAACTTCTTTTTGTAAAGGTCTCCATTTTCAAACATAGTATCTGGAATCGCAGCATAGAACATCATTTTGCTGCTTTCGTTTGCAACAAATCGTTCGCTTGTAACTAAGTAATTGTATGATGCAGTAGTAGTTCCGTCTTCAAATGCGAAGCGCAAGTCAAGCTGGTCTCCAGTAAGTTCATTTACTGGATATCCTTGAAGAGTGTAGATTCCAGCAAGTTTGTATACAATCTGCCTAATTTTTTGACCATAGTCATTATTTTGGCGGAATACTGGATATCTAAGTGATGTCTTAAAGTCTGGCTCCCTTAGATAGAAAATCCTAAGACCGACCCTATCATAGTCTGGTATTTCATTTTTGATTTCACCAACCTCTTGAATTGGAATCAGACCATTATTAATCAACAATGGGTCCATAAAGAACTCCTCACCACAAACAGATTTTTTCTGTGAGTTTATTAAAGAGCTTATAAATTCTATGGTTTTTTCTCCATTACCATCTGTATTCCACACACCGTCAAAGCTTCCAAATGAAATTCCAGATTCAAACTTATCATAGATTCCATCATTAGCTTTGTTGAGAAGCTTAAGTGTCTTTGGTGGAACAACGCCAGACTCGACCTCAAATGGCTTAAGCGTATCTACATACTGGTCGATTGCTGCCTGAGTTAAGCGTATGTCCTTCAGGTTGTCAACAATTACGTTTCCAGTTGTGTAGTCATAAAGAACACTAAGCCCAAAACGCTTCATAAGGTCAATCGTAATATCGTAGACACTTATAGACTTATTGTTTCCAAGTGTTTCTTGAAACTGAAAGTTGTCGTTTGGACAAGTTGCCGCTACTGAGCCTATGTTATCAACCTTGACGGCAAGTGAACTCCAATCGTAACCAAATGTCCTGAACTTCTTGATTTCGTTAAACTCAAGCTCAACTCCAGTAGTTACATTTTTTACTGTTATGTTGTTTGTGCTTTTATTTCTTGCTGCTGCCTGAATAGTTGCTGTGATGTATCCAGAGTCAATATACACACCAATAGCATACGAATATGTACTACCTCCGTTTAATTGATAAGCAACAGTATTGTCCAACTTACCAGTAAAAGTTGCAAACGATATTATTGAGTTTGGATTAACGTTGTATTCATCGTCATCAAGTGTTGAACCATCAACAGACTGAACACCATTTACCGACAATTGAATTGGTTCTCCAGTTGTTGTATTCACAATTGGAATCTTATACTTCGGAACACTAGAAGACATATAAGACTCGTAAATCAAAACGTATGGAGTGAAAACTGCGTTTGCAGTCCCAGTTACACTTATGTAGTGAGGAAAAATCTGACCTTCAATTTCATCCTCTGTAGACAATGCACAAACCTTAAGGCCAGAAATTGTAACATTACCAGAGTTGAATGCAAACTTTGCATCAAAACCAGAACCATAAGAAACATAGCCAACATTTTCATCACCCCAGTCTGTTACGCCTCCTGGGGTTCTAAATTGGTCACCATATTCTCTTGAAAGAATTGCGTCAGATGGAGCATAATTTGTTGGTCCAAAAGGCTCATATGTTTCCTTGGCAAGAAGCTTGTAGTTCTTGATTGGCATAATCTCATAGTCAACGCCATCAATTGTTACATCTCCAGTGTACAGTTCTTGGTCTGAGTTTAGTTGAACATTATACGGGAAAGGGAACAAAAAGCTTTCTCTTTTGCTTGTTGGAGTAGCAGAAAGGTAAGTTGGGTACAGCATATATAGATTTGTTGCGTCCCAAGAGCCTGTTCCAGAAACAAACTTAGATGTATATGCTATGCCAGCTGCGGTAAATACACGGTCAATAAAGTCAACGACTCTAAGTGCTGGCATAAGACCGAACTTTTTACCAGTAGTTCCCCACGCAGTAAATTGACGAGATTCATAACCTGTTGTTTTTTGAATGTTGTCAAAATCAATAAATGGTATCTCAATATCACGTTGATTATACCCCTGATTTATAGTAAGATATGAAGAAAGAGTTCTTACTTGAGTAGAGAAAGAATCATTGTAAAGGTCCGAAAATGTAAGCTCTCTGAGATTTTTTGAGAACTCTGAAACCTTATCTTTTAGCTCAAGATTAAATATGGGCTCGGGTGAGTTTATTACAACAGATTGAATCCTTGCTTTACCAGATGATATCGTAATTGAACCCTTCAGAATTTGGTAATCATACTCTATAAGTGGTATTCCTGCATATCCAAAAGAGTCATTGTATCCAAGCACGGTTTTGTTTTTTGCCGTGTATGGTACTTCAGTCTTAAAAGAAAATGGAATCTTTATAGAATCAATGTTCGTTGTGTCGTAATAGTCAGCACCAATTGCAATTTCCTGATTTGGAAATAAATCAAGAAACTGATTGTTTACCCTAATCCTGTAACTCATACCTTACTTGATGCCAAATTAAAACTAACGTTATTCTTGAACTTATTATTAAAGACCTCAAAGGTAGATTCATTAACGCTAATCTTATAAGCCTTTTGAGTACACTCTTCAACAATAAAAATTGTGTCTGCCATCAACGCATCCCTTGAGTCCCAGAAGTTTCTGCGAAGGTCATCTACCGTAAGAGTGTGAGAAATCTTCTTGGAGTAGGCAATCATTAAGTCTGAGTAGTGAGCCTTCTCGATTTCTGATGTGACTCGATATGTGTTTGCGTAATTTGCAACTGAATCGGAATAAAGGTCAACGCTGTAAACTACAACCATATAGGTTTGACCACCTCGCTTTGAAAAGTCGTAAAAGTTTTTGTCAATCTTTGCCGCAATTGTAACTGGGAAGTCGCCAATTGGCTCCCCCATAGCTGTTCCAGTAACGTAAAAAACTCCAAACTCTTGAAGGTCAGAAGTGTTGTATATGACTGCTACATCACCATTGCTTGGCGTAAATGTTACGGTTCCGCCAGCTTCAAAAGTGATTACAGCCGAACCGTTAGTTTCATCGTAGTCAAGAAGTGTACCGTTCCACCCGCGAACAACTGGAGCAAGCGGGGGTACTCCGTTATCGTATATAAGTTCTAAAGCCATTACAATTGAGAGTTACGTTCTTGGATTCTGCGAGCATTTTCATCACTACGAAGGTCGTTTGATGCTACAAATGCACGGACTGGTTTATCTAATTTACCAACCATTGAAATGTTTGATGATGCGATTGCTTCAAGCAATTCAAGTTGTCGTGTTGCGGCCTGAGCTGGGTCTTTAACAACTCCGCCAGTAGCAAATTTATAATTAGATTTACCGTATCCGTTAATCTGGTCAAGTAGCGATTTATACTTTTGTGTTGACTTCTTATTAACGATGTACTCACCACCTTCCATCTCGTAACCACCCTGACCACGGACAGTAAAAGGAACACCGCCTTCTGCGTGAGATGGTCCGCTTACCAGACCACCTTCCGCGAATCGAGTAGGAATGAACTGCCTGTTGTTGATTGCCTTCAACTCAGTGATGTATCCAGCTGTTGCGAATCCAGCAGTAATAGCACTCTTAATTGCAAGTGATACTGGTTCAGCATTACCACTCTTAATCAACTCTGGGACAATTGAACCAAGAGCGGACAGGTAGTCGAGAAGAGCTGATTGGCGCTGACGCTTTTGCTCCGCATCGAAGATTTGTTTCTCGATTCTGTTTTGAGCCTGAGCCTCTTTCTTTCTATTCTTTTCTACTTGCGCTCGGTATTCTGCCTCAGAAATTAATTGATTTTCAAGTCGAGCCTTAAGGATGTCATCCTCAATGTCGGCTTGATTTTGAATCAATTGCTTCTGCGCCTCAAGCCTGTTTCTTGTGTTCTCAAGAGACACCTCATTGAATCTGTCAATAGCGTCAATTGAAACATCAAGGGCCTCATTAAGAGAATCGGTAATTACCTCTTTCCAGAACTTCTTCCAATTGAATGGAGCCTTTTTACCAGAATTCTCTATAGCATCAAGCAATCGTTGAATAATCTGAAAAGCTATCTTACCCTCTTCTGTTGTTTGGTCAAGGCTGTCCGCGAAGCCCTGAAGTTCTATTGAAACTCCATTAGTTAATCCTTCAAGTGCCTTAAAGTATGCTTTTGATTGACCAGCATTTTCCCCAAACTGCTCGTTTAGTGCTGCAACTTGCTTATCGTAGGTCTGAAGAACGCCCTTTGATTTTTCTATGGCAATGTTTGCCTCATCTAGAAAAGTTGTTTTAAACTGACTCTCCAGTTCTCCAAGTACAACTCTAACGTCTCCAATAGAATCTTGTAAGTCATCAACAAGGTTTGGGAATTCCTTGCCAAATTTAATTACCGCTTTCCCAGCGTCGTCATATATGGGGCCTAATTGCAATATGCTTTCATTAATTGCATCAGTAGCTTTTTTATTCGCGTCAGAGATTTTTCCTGCAAGTTCATTTTCTATGACTGCTCGTTCTTCGACAGTTAAAGCCTGATTTTCAAGGAGAAGTTTACTTTGTTCTCTCGCTAGCCTTATTTCTTCATCTCGCTGCTCTTTGATTCGCTTAAGCTCATCCTTGATATTGTCCCTTCTGCGTTTGATTTCCTCAATGTCAGCTTTAGCCCTAGCCTCTCTTGCAGCTTTGTCTTTTTTTGCCTGCTCATCTGTTACGTTTCCAAACTCAGAAATTGTTTGAATCACCTTATTATAACCGCTTATGCGACCAGTAAGACTTAAAATCTCATCTTGGTCAGCAAGAATACCTTTTGATTTTTCATCGTTTAGTTCTTGTTGAGCCTTAAGAAGCTTGCTTCTTATTTCAACCTCTAGTTCTTGAGCCTTTAGACCAGCAGCTTCGGTAGTTGGTCCAAGTTTTTTAATTTTTTCTATTTGATTTCCAAAAGACTCATATGTCTTGTTTCTTTCTTCTTCGACTTTTTGAGCCTTAATAAGTTCATCAGTCTGACCTGCTACAATCTTTGTAAACCCTTCAAACTTTACAAATTGGTCTTCAAGGGCATCAATGCCATTCGCTGTTTCAAATATGACATCGTTAATTTTTACCTTTTTAGCTCCTTCTATTCCAAGTGCGCTAAGAAACTGATTCAGTGAAACTCGACCTCTTTTTGTTGCAATTTCTATGGCATTTTGAGCCTGATTAAAATCAAGTCCAGCGGCTGTAAGTGAGTTCAATGCTCCAATAAGGTCGTTTGCTTCACCAGTCTGTCCAAGTATTTTCGCTGTGGAAGTATATAATGACCCAAGTTCACTAACACTTTTACCAGTTTTGCGAGACTCATCAGCAAGCTTTACAAATTCTGCCTTTGCTATTTCAGTTCCCTTCTGTGTTGAGAATACAGCATTAAGCGAAGAGTATCCACGAATAAGTTGCTCTGCGGCTGGGAACACTAAACCAATCGCCTCAATAAACGATTCATTGCTGACAATCGCATCTCCAATAGAAATCTTTAAGTCATTATATGAACTCTTCAAAACATCTACAACCCCAGCTGTAGTTGACATTTGAGCAGCAGAAGCCTTTAGTGAAGATGTAAATCTTGTAGACTCATCTGAGTTATCCTTGAAAGCATCTATGTTTCTTAAAATAGTTATCAACTGAGCAGCCGCAGTCTTTCCAACAAGTTCGTTCGCCTCGGCAACACTGATGTTCTCCTTGGCTAAGTTTTCTAAAGTAGTTGATAGGTCTTCACCTGGCTTTTTAAGGTCAATGAAAATCTTACGAAGCCCAGTACCAATCCTCGATGCAGTAAATCCGTTGTCCGATAAAACCTGAAGAAATGCCGCAGTTTCATTTAATGATAGTCCAACCTGGTCAGCAAGTGGTCCAACATATTGTATTGCGGTGCCAAAGCTCTCAAGTGATAGTGCAGACTCGTTAATAGCCGAAACAAGGACTTGAGTGGTCGCAGCTGTCTCTGCCGCCGAAAGACCAAACTGATTGTTTAC